TTGTTTCGTAAGCATCTGCTGTAGATCCTTCAAAAATAGCTCCATTACCATCTATAATTGGTGATGTAATAGTTTTATTTGTTAAAGTTTGTGTTCCAGTTAATGTAACATCTCCAACATTACTTGGCGTAATTTTTGTAAATGCTATTGAATCTGAATCAAGTGTAACTGTATTATTAGTTGTGCAAAGCCAGATCGTATTATCATTAGTTGAACCTTGATTGATAATAACCATTTGACCTGATAGCTCACCAATAGCATCAAAGTCTGTAGATCTGCTAGCTGTTCCACTTGAAACAACTGTATAAATACCATTCTGACTAGCAGTAGATTGATCTTTAACTAAAACTTGATCTCCTGTTGCAAGAGTTACACCATCAATAGTATCTCCATTTTGAAGATCAGAAGACAAAGTAACATTTGCTGTAGTTGCTGCTTCACAAATAATTCTAGTTCTAAGTCCAGCAACAGCATCATTAACATAACTTGTAGTTGCTTTAGTATCCATTTGAGTTTGGATAGCTGAAGTAACACCATCTAAATATCCTAATTCTGTATTAGTTACATCTGATACTGCAATTTTTTGAGAAGCGTTAGATATAACAGCTCTACTTGCAGTTAAAGATTCTGTGTCAATTGTTGTAGCTGATCCAGTAATCGTTGCTTGTTTAGCATCTAATTGAGTTTGTATATTTGATGATACTCCATCAAGATAACCAACTTCAGTTGATGTAACAGCACTTACTGAAACATCTCCACTACCATCAGAAACTAATGCTCTAGATGCAGTAAGATCTGCCATTTTAGAAAATGCTATAGCTGCTGAAGAACTAATATCAGCATTAACTACTACGCCTGATCCTATAGCTGCTGTTCCTGTTGTACCAATTGAAATATCTCCTGATATAACTACTGGATTAAAATTTGTTCCATCTGCTATTAAAGCTGCACCAGATGTATTCGTGTTCATAAATACATCATCACCAGTAACAACTAAATCTCCTCCAACTGTAACCTTGCCATTAAAAGATGCAGCTCCTGCATCGCTCATGTCTAATGTTAATGCACTAATTGCACTACCACCATCATTACCTTTAATAATTACATCTTTGTCTGATGTTGTAGATTTAATAACTAAATCTGTTGATGAGTTAGTAACTTCTCCGAATTGAGTTCCATCATCATAAAATTTTATATCGCCACCACCTGCATCTAAATGAATATCTCCAGGAGCATCTAATGTAGTACTTGTTGCTCCGTTTAAAACAAAATCTAATGCAGTTGTTCCTGCTGCTTTAAGAGTAACATTATCTCCATCAGCATCTAAAATTATATCGCCTGATACATCTAATGTGTAATCTCCAGTAATTGATGGAGTTTCAGGCATAGAAGTATTTGATGCACTAATAGCACCAATATGAACTGAAGTTATTGCTTCGTCAGATAAAGATCCTGAATCCCAGGCAACTGTAACTGTTGTATTAGTTGAAAAAGCAACAGCAGTAATAGATCCATAGATCGTTCCTGGTGTTGATGCTACAACTTTAACTCTTCTTCCAACATGATAAACTGAAGTTACATTAACTCCTGCTATTGTAAAACTTGTAGAAGATGCGTAAGCAGGCGTATAAGTTCCTGCACCATCTCCGTATTCTATCCATTCAACAGAATTATAAAACTGTCTAATATCTGCCATCAAGTCTCTGAAGGCGTTATTAATATTAGAAGGTAACATACCCTCTGCAACAGATACTGAACCTGTTGAAGTGGCTGTATTATTTCCTGCTGTTGTATCGTATTTCCCTATATATGATCCTGCCATAATTCTCCTTAATTCATAAACCAGTTAAATGCTTTGTCACTTTCAGTATTATTTTTATTAACCAAAGTATTAACTGCTTCTTCTAGTTGTCTTTGAAAATACTCTTGTGTTTCAAAAGAATATCTTACGTTATCTATATCAATTGTATCGCTCATCTTGTTCCTGCTCTTGATGCTACAAGATCTACGCCTTGTGCATGATTAAATGTTGTTCCTGATGCTACTTTAACATTGGCCCTAACATATCTTCCAGATTTTCTAACTGGATTAATACCGCTTGATACCATAGAAGCTGAGCTTGTTTCAGATTCTGTATCAGCTAATCGTTCTCTAGCTTTTACAGTAACTGTTGCTGTAGCATCTACAATAGGTCTTATTCCTGTAATGTTTGATCTTAATCCAGGAAAAGGTTCTATTTCTGCAGTTTCTATTTCACATTCATTTGAAGTTCCTGAAAAGATTGCTGCTTTATAATCTGAATCAATAGCTCCTAAAAGCTGTTGTCCCCCAGACCAAAAATCTGTATCTAATGCAGCATTAATATTTTCTAAATTCTGAGATAATATATCCATTAATTCAACTGTATAAGCTCCTACAAATTGTGAAAATATTGTACTTGCATTTGCTTTAGCTAAAGACCATTTTTTCGTAGCATAATTATAGATAATAATTTTATCACAAATACCTGTTGTATTTGTAGTATTATCTTGTGATGGATATAACCACATTGCTAACTGATTAAATGGATCTACTGCTGCACAAATTCTATCTGAATAGGCTTTGTTAAGATCTAAATCAAAAAATCTATTAACCTTTTCTACTCCAATAGGTAAAACAGTATCACCATTAATTTGATAAAAACCATCATCAGCATAAAAGAATATTTGTCTATTATCCTGACAAACTGTTCTTCCGTATACAGCTCCTCTATTGGGTGAAATTACAGATAATCTAAATACTGTATTACCACCTACATAGTCCATACGAATGATTTGGTTTTGTCTAAATACATAACCAACTTCACCTGATGTTATAGCTGTAACTTGACCACCAGAACCTGGTAAATCTTGTGAGTCAGATTGTTTACCTGACCACACAGTAATATCATTAATGCCAGACCATTGTATTCTGTTTGTTGCATTTACAATATTACCTGCTACTAAGAAATCTCGTACTACTCCTGATACTTTAAATACTGGACAAGTACCAGCAGTTTGAATTGCTGTAAGATTTGCAAAGTTAGTTGATGTTCCCATTAAATAATATTGAACTGCATCAACACCATTGCTTGCAATTACATATTCACCAAATTGTGTAAATGTCCAAAAGTCATCAGCATTACCTGTTAAACTAGCTTTTCTTGATGTAAAAGCTCCTGATGTTAATTGGTAAATATTATCTGTTGTAGCAACAAAGTTATAAACTGTATTTGAATTATCTCTAAATGAACCTGCTCCTGTAGAATTTTCAGAACCAGCTGTATTAGAACTATAAGCTACTAAAGATGGAAATCTTTTATAAGTATTAGCTGTATGATAAACATTGGTAGCTACTGTAGCTCCCTGTTGTTTATGATCAGGTTGATCAGGTAGCCATTCTCCAAAAGGTACTTGCATTATCTATTCCTATAAAATGATAGATCCGTTTGAACATCTGTTCTTTGTGTAACAGGTGCTCCACCATATGAATCTTGTCTGTCGTTATTTTCACATCTTTCCATAGCTGCAACATACATTTGTAACCAATTTTGTTTTTGATCTGGATCCATTCCACCTAAAAAGTTAGCTGCATGATAAAGACTACCATACAAATAAATTCCTGGATGTTTATCTAAAATTGGATTTGATGCATTAGAGCTAGAAAGAGCTTCGATGTTTTTATAATATGATAAGTAACCAGTATAGCTAACATCAGGGCTAGGACCAAATCTAAATTGTTCGGTTTCATTATCTGCCTCAATTGTGTAAGAACGAGGTCTACCAGATCTGGAACCTCCTCTTATTTCAAACATATTATGGGGTGTAATATATTCTAAAGGGTATTTTGTGCTTGAAGATAAAATGTAAAAAGATCGTACAGAAATAAAACCTGTTGGTACTGATACTGTTTCTGCATTAATTGTTACAGTATCAATCTGTTCCATCTGTCTAATTCTTAACTTAGCATTAAAATCTGATTCAGTTAATTTAATAAAGTCATCAGCTATCTCATCTGATAAATCAGATCGATTTAGCCAATTAGCAATTGATGCTTTTAATTCTGTATATGTTGATACTGCCATTATAATCTCCCTTCAGAAGTTTTGAAATATCTAAAATCACTACTATTTAATTTAGTTTTCATAATTTTCTGTTGTATTTCTTTAGGTAAAGCCCACCAATTATTAGTACCATTATATTCTTTAGTCCAAATTTGTAATATAATTGGAGGTACACTAGCAACTCTTCTCATTTCTCTAGAAGCAGTATAACCATCATTTAAGTTATAAAGTTCTTTATTCCTTTTTATTAAAGGATTTAAGTTTTGCTGATTATTAACTGTTAGTTTGCCATCAGATTCTTGTATATAACGAGTTCTGGTAGCATCAGCATTCCATTCAGTTGCTCGTACTTTTCCCATTATTCAGTTAATTCTGTAACGCTAACTTTACCATCAGAACCGCCAACACGTAAAACTGCAATCTTTTCTCCTTCAGATACTTTGATGTATTCTACATCATCTGCTGGAAGATATGCTGTACTTGCTGCTGCTGTTGGTGAAACTGCAATTTGAATATAAGTAGCAATAGTACTTACCACTCTTATATATTGAGTATTAGCTCCAAATGCTGAACTTGCACTTGATGAGCTACCTGCATCTAAAACTTGCTGTGTGCTAAATCTTAATGCGTTCATATTTTGTTCTCCTTATGTTTTGGTAATGTTCCCAGAACGTTCCAGGAACATTTACCGATTTAAATTATCTTCTTATAACGAATGTAACAACAAGTTTAATTGTATTACTAGAAGCTCCATCAGTTATCATTTCAATAGATCCGTCTTCAGCAACATCGTTAGCTGCAGTAGGTTCTGCTGTATCAATATCTCCAGCGGCAGATCCAGATTGTGTTACTGTGATTGCTCCACCAGTTATTGCTGTTCCACCAATTTCAAAAGTGATTGCTGCATTAGCTGTTCCAATTGCTCCTTGAAGAGCAGTTATAATTTTTATTACTTTGCCTCCATCAGGTACAGGCACGAATGTTGATGATGCTGTACTAATGTCTGCAATTGTTGATGTTAAAAAATAGTCGTTTAATGTTCTCATTTTGTTTCCTCATTGTTCCGTCCTTAACCTTCTCTCAGAACTTCAATGTTAATAGGTGCAAGGGGAGTAGATTTAAGGTTACTCCCCTACGCATTTATATTATTACGATGTTGTCAAGTCAGCTACGCAGCCGCTTGCAGCTTCGTTTCTTGATTCTAGAGTTGCCTCTAAAAGCAGTTGTTTTTTCTCTGTGTCTCCAGTTTTTGCAAGATCATGCATATGGAAGTCTCTTAAGAAAGCTACTCCCCAATAATCCATGTCTAATACCCAAGCATCTCTATCTCTAGAGAATCTGTTAG